ACTTCACCATTCGGCACTTTAACAGCAACCAAGATAACGGCATCGTGCTCAAAACCCCAATCCACTGCACAGTAAATTGGTAGATCCAATTGTTTAATAATGGAGTAAATGTTCTGTTCAGTAATTTTTGGTGGAGGAGCACTACCTATGAGAGTTTCAAAAGCTTGATTTACGGTAATGAGATTTCCGCCATTACTTCGATCGATATATCTTGGGTACACCAATCCAGCAGTACCGGGCTTCCAGCACATTAACTCAGCCTCTGCAACGTCAACGTCATTCTCGGCGAACTTATTGATGATGGAAATAATAGGTTTATAAAAACCATCTGTTGCTGAAGCAGGTTTTTCAGTTAATCGTGTTCTGCATACAGGGAGAAGCTTGCACCCAACACATCCAGCATATGCATTTGGGATCATGTCGTATTTAGCTTTTTCTACATCAGAAAGAGCATTAAATTCATCGCCAGTAAGTCTTACTAGCGGAAGGTTCTTACCAACGAACATGTCCTGTCTTGGAAGTTCTGGTTTGTGCCTTGAAGGTGGACATGCTTCAGTAACGTCCAGAATATTCCATGAAAGAACCTTATAGTTCATATCAGCGGCTTTATTTAGGGCGTCTTGCATGTTACCGAAAGCGTACTTACGAGTACTTAAATAAACCTTAACCCCATAAAACCCACGACTGAAACCGGTAATGTTTTTACCTTGTTTGATGGCTGCAGGATCGGCCAAATCCAACTCATCCAGGAACAAAAAGTTAGCGTGCAAAGAATTCATACCTTTAGGGGTACAAATTAAAATTTTAATGAAGGGACCTTTTCCTTCCGGGGTCTTATATTTAATAGTCCGTTTATTTTGGGTCATGTTTACCCAGCCACGAGATTCTAATAAGGGCTGAATTTTGGTGATAAAATCGTTAATGTAACCGATAGCAACGGCTGACTGCTCTTCGGTTGCGGCAGCATGAGCTACAGTTCTTTGGAAATGGAGCATAATGAGAAGCTCCAATATCGCAACAGAAACGGTTTTCATACCTTCTCGACAACTCATCAAAATGTAACCTGGAGTTATATCTCCTGAGTTATTTTTAGCGCCATTGTAGATTTGCCACACGGCATCGAGAGGAGAGCTTGTGCTATCTGGATCTGTAATTTCAAGTGGAAGCTCTAGATCTAAAAAGGCCCGAGCCCAGTCCTTAACGTCACTAGCAGAAGAAAGAGGCTCGAACATTAAGTCCGCCATCTCCTTCTTCTGCTCATCTGTTAAAGCTTTGAAATCCATATTATTAAGCGCCCTGTCTAGCTCTATTTAAAGCAGGGTTCTGGTAAGCATCTGGATTAGCACTTACTTTGCGCCATTCTTCATCAAGAGAAGCTTCTTTACGCTCGAAATCAGAGTCACGAGGGTGAACTACGATACCACCAAGAGTTCCAAGAACACCTGCAATTTCAACTGAGTTACGTAGAGCTTCGCTTACAGCCTTACAAGCATCAAATAATCCCAACTCTTCGGGTTTTCCGAATACTTGATTTTCGATATCGTAAACATCTTCTGGATTACTGACTAAATGACCAAGTACTTCTCCTGCCTGCTCTTCGTTGTAACCGGCATTTTCAAGGAGTCGGTTTACAACACTGATAAAAGATGGCATTAGAATTTCTAGAGCTGGATCGTTTTTTGGTAATTCGTTAGATAATTTAAGAGCCATATTAAGAATTACTCGTCCACCACCCGGAAGAATTCCGTTAGTTAAACTACTACGAATAGAGCACACTGCATCCTCTGCTCGGTCGCATCTTTCTTTGATATCTCCAGGAGAAGATCCAACCACCGTAAGTTTTGCGATACCTGAAGTGATTTTTGCAATACGTTCTTCTAACCAACCAGATTCAGCTTTTGATTCGGCTCTCTTAAGTTGGGTTGTCAATTCTTCTGCGCGGCATTCGATATTTATTTCATCTGGAGTACCACTCAATGTACTTCTGAAACGTGTGGCCTCAAAGCTTTCCATTCCGCTTCCTAAATCTTCAACAGTAGCGTCATTAATTTGGTTTTTCATGCCAAATACTCTTGCTCCTGTAAAGGCAGCCAAATCGACTAACCAATGACTTTGTGCGTTCATGAATTGAGCCATTGGAGCTTTCATTGGAAGAACTCGGAGAGTGCCAGTTTGCTCAAAGTTAAATGCGAGCGTAGAAATAACTGTCTCTGAAAATCCATTTGCAACCAATACAAGATTTTTAAGATCTTTATTTTTAGCAGGGTCTTCTTGGATACGTGCCTCAATAGCATTAAGAAGAGGGCTTAATGGCAATAGGTCTTGAATTGCTCCATCAAAAATGATGAATTTAGGATTCTCTAAATAAGCTCGTTGATTTCCTTGATCGTTGATAAAACTTGTGAAGTATTTACCAGAACTTTCCTCTAGGCCAATTGGGATTGGGTATCCTTCAATTCGTTCAACTTTGTATCCGCTTGGACCAGGAAGCTCACGAATAGTAACATGGCTGCTTTCGCCAAAACCTACTTCTTCGAAACATTTAAGAACTGCTTCAGCAAGAGCCTTTTCTCCGTTGGCGCTGATGGTAGCAACGCTTAAAAGCAAGTCCTTAGATTCTTGGGTTACTTTAATACTTTGGGACTTAATATAAGGAAGAAGTACGTCTTCCATTACTTTCTTGATACGACGAACAGTTTTTTGAGGACTTTCTTTTGGATTATTTTCACAAAAAGCAAAAATATTCTTAATAATTTCATTGGCTAAAACCGCAGTGGTCGTTGTGCCATCCCCAGCTTCGGTGGCCGTCCTAAGAGAACACGATCGAGCAACTTCAATGATACTATGCTTGTAGGCATTCTGATGAGCCATTGATTGAAATACCGAGATACCATCCTTAGAGATACGGTCTGAGATGTCCTGATGATCAGACTCCAATAAGCAGACTTTACCTCCGGGACCAAGTGTCGCGCCGACAAGAAGGCTGATATCATTCATGGTTTCTAATACGATTGCCTTAATTCTGTCCTTATCGGCCAAATATAATTTAGGTGCTGTTTTTGCTTTACGATATGCCATTTAATCTCCTTTTAAAACTTATACTGATTATATCATATCTATTGACCTATTCTATAAAACTACATACAATATTATTATAGGGCGGTAAGTCACTGTTTCATCACACATGAAAAAATTAGTGATGCAATCTTGATATATATGAGAAAGACATTAGATTTGACAGGCGTTAAATTTGGAAAATTAATAGCCATAAGTTCCTTGGAGAAACGCGATAAAGATAATAGAATGTTATGGGTATGCAAGTGTGATTGTGGAAACACAAAAATAGTTAAATCAAATCCATTTAGCCAAGGGCTAATAAGAAGTTGTGGGAAAAGTGAATGTAGGCCAAATTTTGTGGATTTTGTGGGTAAGAAGTATGGAAAATTAATAGTAGAGTCTTTCTATGGGGTAAACAAAAGAGGAAGTAGATATTGGAATTGCAAATGTAATTGCGAAAAAAAATGCATAGTAAGTTCATATAAACTCAAAAAGGTAAAAAATATTGGTTGTAGCAAGGAATGTAGCCATCTTTTGCCAAACAATCAGTCCATAATAAATAGGGCTTACGAAGGTCATTTACATGCCGCAACTCTTAGAAATATAAAATCTCATTTGACTTTAGAACAGTATGTAGAAGTGGCAAAAATGCCATGTTCTTATTGTAAAGGGTTTTCCATTCGTAAGAATAGAAACGATCCAACAAAAACGATGCCACTCAATTCTGTAGACAGAAAAGACAACGAAAATTATTATAAAACATTAAATATTCAAAGTTGTTGTTTTGTTTGTCAATCAATGAAATCGAACATGTCCAATGAGGAATTCTTGCAGCATATAAATAAAATAAATAAAGCATTAAAATTATGAAAATAACCATAGAAAGTCCAATTAAGGCGAGATTGGTATCATATACTGAAGATGAGCTTTATTGTCTAAAAGACAAGCTTACTTACGACAATACAGCCGTTAAACATCTCATAAAGAGACATTACGATAATTTTCGCTGGAAAAACCAAAATGTTGTTAGTTGGACTGCCCATTTAGATGGATTGAAGGCTCAGGTAACAAAATGCTTGGTATTTGAGGACGAGGATGGAATTTACATTAGACCTGGATCCCTAACACATTTGTCAACTTTTAATTTGCAAATTGTAAATCAGGTACAATATAAGAACTTTACCAAGATTCCATGGAAGAAGCCTCTTAAATTTACTCTGCATCCTTATCAAAGCGGTTCTATAGCCAATTTACTTGCCCAAAAACATGGGAATGTCAGCATTACTACGGGTGGAGGTAAAAGTGCCATTATTTTGAGTCTATGCAAGGAGATGGGACTAAAAACCTGTATCGTTGTTCCTGGTAAGGGAATTTTTCATGAATCTATTGAGAACTTTGAAAATCATCTAGGTAGCAAATATGTAGGCTATTTAGGAGATGGCTTAAAGAGATATGATAAAAAACTAACCATTGCTATTGGGGACTCTATTGCAAATCTTAAAGAGGGAACTCCAGAGTACGAGTTTTTTGCAAGCATGGATGTATTGATTGTCGATGAATCTCATACATTTGGAGCCGAATCTCTAGAGACCATTTGCCATGGAGTCTTAGGCAATATTCCTTATAGATTTTTTCTTTCGGCTACCCAAACTCGTAATGATGGCTCATTACCTCTCCTGCAATCAATTATTGGCAAAACAGTGTACGAATTACCGACCCAGGAAGCCGTAGAAAAAGGTTACATTTGCCCACATGAATTCAGGATCGTATCATTAAAGTCTTCGAATGGAGAATTTAACTCGACCGATGGTCTTGCCCAAAAGAGAGCCCATTTTTTGAATAATAAAAATATTGCTTCTTTTGCTGCTAGACTAGCCAATGCAACCGCCCTATCTCAAGGAAAACAAACCCTTATTTTATGTGAAGAACTTAGTCAGATAGTAATGCTACTCCCTCTGCTAGAAGTTCCTTACGCAATAGCTCATAGCGAAAAGAACATGAAAAGACTGGTGGAATTGGGTCTCCCTAAAGTAAAGGTTTCTGAAAGTATTGAGAAGTTCAATAAGAGCGAAGTTAAGGTACTAGTAGGCACAAGTTGCTTACACGTAGGAGTCAATATTTTCCCATGCCATTCCGTAGTAAACTGGTTTGGTGGAACAAGCGAAATTAAGACCAAACAAGCGGCGGTGGGTCGAGCAGTTCGTTTTGGTAGGTCAAATGACTGGGCCTCAAAATGTGTGCCAAAAGAGAAAGCAATTATTTATGATTTTGACGTGGAAAATAATAAGAGTATGGCCAGGCACCTTCAAGCTAGAATAGAGTGCTATTTGGACAGTGGACCAAACCTCATTAAATACATACGATTGAAGGATTAAGGGGCACTACTGTCTCTTATCCTGTCTCTTATAATTGATTCCATGATATATATCTTTTAAGACAATAACTTAAAGGAATATTATGGCAAGACAACCGAATAAAAAATGGAAAGACTCTCATGATCCGTCTTTTGCCCAATTAGCGTTAGAGATCCAGAAGGCAATTGAGCGCAACAAGGATGGTACGACACAAAAAGAGCAAGTAGAAGAATTGGTATCTGCAGAGCAAGATTTCCATGCGCTGGTCCTAAGTTATCGAATAAGCACAGAAATCTACAAGAGATTTATTCAATTAATTCGAATTACAAATAATAACATTCTATCTGCCAGACCCTATTTTAGAGAGTCCTCCATAACATTTTCAGAAAAAATCACTCCCGCATTAAAGAATAGAGATCCAGAAGCGTTAAAAGAATTTAATATAAATTACCATTTCGTTAAATTTTGCAAGGATCACTGGATGGGACTTTGGCCAAAGAAGATTGAATTGCTGTACCAACGAGTTAAAAGAGCAAGAACGGTTCTTATCGAAAATAACATGCCATTGGCAGTCAATCGCGCAAAAATTTTCTATAGAAGCACCCCTAAAGGTCATCTAAGTTTCATGGATATGGTTGAGGTAAGCTCTATGGGGCTTGCAGCCGGTATCGATAAGTATACGGGTTCATACAAGAAGAATTACTTAGGGGTAGCTATTGGTCGAATAGTGGGAAATCTGATTGATGCCTACAGTGAGACGGTAATGCACTTCTATCCTTCTGACAGGAGAGTTTTATACCGCGCCAACAGTATTCGAGGAAGACAGGGAATTACCGACATCCAGGAATTGACTCAGGCGGTCAATGAAAGCTTCAGAAAAGATCTCGCAGAGGGAAGAACCGCCCCCAAAGAAGTCACCTCCTCTGATTTATGGTATTTGATGTCTGCAGCCAGCCTTATTTCGTCCGATTCTAACGATGGAGAAGAAGGTTTTGGGGTTTACAGTTATACTCCCGACAAGACCGAAAATGCGGAAGAAGTGCTAAGTAAGAAGCAGCAAACGGAACAAATATCGGAAATCTCAAGAAGCATGCCACTTATCATGCAAAAGATTTTAAAGCTTAAGGGTATTGAAATTTAATATTGTTTTTTATTTTAACTTAATATAAACTAATTTAAGGAGAATATATGGAATCAGAATTACAAATTGATTTGGACTGCTTAAAAGAAGACATTAATTTAGGCAATATTCGATCTGTACCCGCCAAAACAGCTATGACCCTAATGGATCGTATTGAAAGACTCGAATATGAGCTTGAACAAGAAAAAGTGGTTAGTCGATCTTTTGCTGAAATGGTAAAACTTTTAAAAAATGGAGCTGAACTGTGATTTTTTCATTAAACAATCGACTAATTCTCGAAGAATATGTCAAAGAAGGACTTAAATCCAAAGTAATGGGCGGTATTGCAACTCCCGGTCAAAGAGATGGCATTAAAAAGTTAAAGGTTTTGGTTAGCACTCGATTGGTCGATGGTAGAGATATTCCTGCAGGGTCTTACGCATATGTGCGTGAAGAGGCTCTACACACTCAGGCATGGTCTTCTAAATTTTTTACTTGTGACGGCATCAGTGGAAAATTCATGATCGTTGGCTTAGAATGGGTTGAATTTATTGAGACCCCTCCTGGACCAATGTCACGTCCAGATCCGCTCCCTGTTTCAGGAAATGGGTCTAATCCATAGTCATGAGAATCGGTAGACTCTACATCAATTTAATAGACGGACCATTAGAATTTGGGCTTGAAACATTTCCTTGTAAATGTAAGTGTCTAAATTTAGGATTCTTTTACATCATCAAATCCGATGTAGATTGTGTATGCGGAGGATGTAAGCAATACGAATGTGTTTGTTATTGTGAATGGTGTGGACATAAATTTTCTAGATGTGAATGTGGTGACGAATCTGCATGAAAATATTAAGAGTGGGTGATCCACACGTAAAACCAAATAATCTTGAAGAGTCCCATAGACTTCTTGAATTAGTTGTTCATCAAGCTAACAATTACAATGTAGATGTACTTGAAATCGAGGGAGATCTATTTGATACCCACGATATTGTAAGACTACGCGTACTTAAATTTTGGCAGCACTGGTTTACAGTTTTATCAAAGCAGACCTTTAAAACCCGAATATTAGTAGGAAACCATGATCTTACTGGGGACTATTCTGATTCTTATAGCGCTCTTCACCCATTCCTCAACCTAGAGAATGATCGGTTTAAGATCGTATATGCGCCATTTGTTGACGGTGTATATGGATATCTTCCTTACATTCATTCCAATGAAAAATTTATTGAAGAGGCCAATGCACTGGCTGAAAAAGGCGCAACAGTTCTTGTAAGCCATCCAAATTTTGAAGGAGCGGTATATGATAATAGTACCCCTATTCAAAGCGGAGTTCCAGAAAGTGCTCTTGATCCTCGTTTTCACCATTTAATTGGTGGACATATTCATACCCAGTTTGAGCTTGGTCGTATTTGGTATATCGGAAACCCGCGCTGGCTTACAAAAAGTTGCGCAAATAAACAAAAGGGTATCTGGCTTTGTGATCACGATACCGACGGTAAGATTACGAAAAAGATTTTTCTTGGAACCGAATCTGTTTGTACTCCCATGATCTCATTGGTCTGGAAAGAGGGAGAAGAAAAACCTTTCATCCAAGAAGGCGCAAAAGTAGATATTGAATTAGTTGGTTCGTCTGATTGGGTCACCAAAGAAAAACTCGCTCTTAAGGGGGTCAGTGTTTCAAGTAAGATTACTGACAGTAAACGCAGTAAAGAACGTAAGAGCGGTAGCAGTTTGCGAGATTTTATTCTCAATCATTACAAAGCCGATCCCAATAAAAGAACCAGAATCCTTAAGTATTTGGGGGACCTAAACCTTGTCTGAGCCAAATACCCTAAAAGATTTAAAAAGCCTGATGCTATTTTTTGGTCGTATTCCAGAAACACATGTACAGAATTTGAAGGCAGCGCCATTCATTTACTTTGATAGCGTTAAACAAGCAGGTCTTACATATGAATTAGACACCAAAGCTACAGACTGGTTTGTTATGTACGAACTCACTACAGACAAAGAGCCCGATTCTCTGGCGGAGAGAGCGAAGGCACTTGAGACAGCGATCCGAATGTTATTTTGGAAAGAAGTTGTGTTGATTCTTAATATAAATGGAAAAACTGTATATAAAAGCAAAGGGTTAGTGCCAAATGAGTGATTCAAAAGATTTATCCCTAATTCCGCACAGTGATTTCACCATGAAAGATCTTGAACTAATCGAGCAGTTCAAGGAAGGGGGTCTACTTGGTCTCCATACACTAACTGATGTCGATGTAGAGCGTATGATGGGTTTGTATATGGATGGCAAGACCTATCGTCAAATTGCGTCCCTTCTAAAAAAGAACAGGCAAGTGGTGTTGTTTTTGGCTCACAAGTTTAAATGGTTCGAGCTTCGTGCAGAGTACCTAGACGAATTACATGCTACCCTAAAAGGTAAGATTTTAGAGGCAAAATTGCAAGATCAAGAATTTTTGTTGCATTTAAGCCTTGCATATAAGAAAAAAATAGGTAAAAATATAGATCAGTACCTTAGAACCGATGATTCGGAATTTTACGATAAAATCGATAATAAGGATCTTGGAACCTTGATGAAAGTCATGGAAATGCTTCATAAGCTAAATAGCGAAACTATGGGTGATAAACCACCGTTAGTTGGACTTAATGGAATGGGCGAAGGCGTTAATATTACCAAGACTGGCCCAAATTCTGTGGAGATTACTCCTAAACAGAGCCCTTTTGCCTCAAAGCTTAAGCAATTTGCGGAATTAAAGCGTGAACAAGAAAAGCAAGAAGCTTCAGAAAAAAGTAGTGATATAGACAAAGAGTCTAGTAAACCAAATAAAGAAAGTGAATAAATAAAATGAAGAAAATGGCGCTTATCACCCTACTGGGATTGGTAATGATTTTAGTCCCGAAAATGTCAATCTCACAGGAGAAGAAAGCCCCAGACCTCAGTCCTACTGTGGTTCTTACTAGCAAGAACTTGCTTGTATTAAATGGTGAGGTTAATGGAGAAAGCACTTCAGCTGTGATTTCAAAAGCCAAGGAACTGTGTCAAGTCAGCGCTGTAAAAAAGCTATTTGGTCAAAAACCAACTCTTAATCTTTTTATCAATTCCCCAGGCGGAAGCATTCAGTCTGGACTAGAGTTGAACGAGGCACTTCGCGGTCTCGGCTGTAAAATTAATACAGTAACCCTATTTGCCGCTAGTATGGCCTTCCAAATCGTTCAAAATCTTGACGATCGCTTGGTCCTTAAAAATGGAGTTATGATGAGTCACCATGCAGCTGGTGGATTCGAGGGCTCTTTCGGTGGAACTAAACCGTCACAAGTAGATAGCCGTTACCAATTTTGGTTAGATCGAGTTCGTGAACTTGACGAACAGACCGTATCTCGTACTAAAGGCAAGCAAACTTACGATAGCTACCTTAAAGAATATGACCATGAGATGTGGTTGACTGGTACTAAATCAGTACAAGAAGGCTACAGCGATGAAGTAGTACTTGTTCGTTGTGATGCCAGTATCGGCGGTACTTCTAAGCATAGCTTAGATTTCATGGGAATGCAGGTATCTTATGAACTTGATAATTGTCCTCTAAATACTGCCCCTATGAATATTAGTATGCTTATGCCTCAAGGCAAAGAGATTCCTACCGAAATTAAGAATGAAATTAAGTCTAAATTCTTAGCTACATTCTATAATTCTCAAAAACAAGAAATCCCGATGTACTGGTAATGCCACTCATCAGCTATTCATGTACTTGCGGAATTTCATTCAATAAGTACAAAAAAACCGCATCGGATGCGCCAGATTCTCTTCCTTGTAAGTGTGGCCTAAAAGCTAAGAAGGCTTTTGGGCTCACTTCATCTTCACACAAAATTGTTATCGACAATGGGCTTATGTCCCGCAGGATCGAAATTGACCCAAATATTACGGAGATCAATGATGAGCGATCCAAAAAAGATTATTCCGAAGAGGACTAATTATGGTATTTTTATTGTACCTTATAGGAATGATGGTTTATTTAACCACTGTTTCTATGAACTATTCTGACAAAACCAAAGTATCTCTATGGTACTATCCTGCTGGAATGGCCCTATCTCTACTTTCTAATTTTTTATGGATGTATTTAGCTAAACATGCCGTAAACCCAAATCAAATCTATATTAGAGGCATATTATGGGATTCCATGATAATCTTTGCTTATTCTATTTTGCCCCTATTTGTCTGTAATATTAAATTTACAACCATTCAGCTATGTGGAGTTGGTTTTGTTTTATTTGGATTAGGGCTACTTAAAACCGCTTGATTAAAAAATAAATCTGTTGTAGTCTATAAAAGTGCTTACACCAATAAGATTAAGATTTAAAGCTGCCGGTAGATTTGTAGACGAACAAATCGTTGAATTCACCACTCTTGGTTCTTTTGTTCAAGTTGAAGGAAAGAATGCTAATACTGGAGGATCTTCGGGGACAGGAAAGACCACCTTTCTTAGAATGGTAGAGTACAATCTTGGCCTAAATGATCTACCTGTCTCTATCCTACAATCAAGATTCACGAAGGACCCCCTTTCAACATTTGGTGAATATGATTGGGACGGCACTCCAGTTACTATTGAACGTGGAAAATCAAAGTTTTCAATTACAGTAGGCGATCAAGTAACCACCGGTAGCTCTAAGATCACCGAAGAAAAACTAGATGAAATCATTGGTATGCCTAGAGATCTTTTTAGGAAAATTCTTCACAAAAGACAAGGTGAGGGTGGATTTTTCTTGGACATGGGACCGTCTGATGTCCATAAATTTCTTACAAGTTGCTTAAAGCTCGAAGAAGAACAAAAGAAAATTCTTAAACTTGATGAGATCTTAAAAGCTAGATCGACACAAGAAGTACAAGTTAAATCGGAAGTAGAATCGAATAGGACCGGTCTTGAGGCATCTAAAAATGCTCTAAATAGCCTTGGAGAAGCCCCCAAACCGTCTTTTAATGCGGACTATATAGAGACCCTTAAATTGGCGCATACGGTAGCCTATGATCTTTACAGTGCATCAAAATCAGAATATGAATCAGAGAAAGCTGAGCTAGAAAAATCTAGACCCACGGTCTCTGTTTCTCCTTTCGATAGATCTGCCATAGAAAATTCTGAAGCGATCCTAAAAGAAATTACAAAAAAGGCAAATGCTTTAGAAGCCGCTGAATTGTCTAGGCAGTCTGAAGTCAAAAGTCAGATTTCCGCCATTCAATTAGAAATCTCAAATTTACAAAAGATTGAGCAGAGTAGGCAATCTGATGCTCTTTCTAAAGTTGCGGCAAATAGATTAGAAGCAAATAAAGCATCAAATATTGCTAATCAAGGTGACCAAGCAAAAGAAGCCGCAAAACGCTTAGCTGTTGAATTAAACAAGATCAGGACTGCTATTTGTCCTACCTGTGAACAGGGATGGCTAACTGATTCTATTAAGGTTAAAGAGGCGGAAATGCTCAAGACGCTAGACGGTTATAGAAAAACCGTTTTGGCTGCTTCTGAGGCCTTAAAGATCGTAGCAAAACTCAATGAAGACCACGCTGCCCTCATCCTGGAGACATCTCCCAAAGCATTACCAGAAATTGATGTCCTTAATGCCAAAATTAGTGATCTAAGAGTGGATAGCGGACCTCGTGCTATTCCAGAGGTGCAAGAACTTAGAAACCAATACTCTTCTGAAAATAAGCAACTTGAGTTTTTTCGTCAGCAAGAAAAAGAACATCAAAATAAAGAAAATATCAAGAATCAAGACATTCTTGTAGAATTTGCTAAAAAGCAATCCGCCCTCGGCCATAAGCATGAAGCTAAGGTGAAATCGCTTTGGGATCTTGAGAGAAAGTCTTTATCCGATCATGAGATGGCTCTTGTTAAACAGAAGTCTTTTGAGGCAGAATTTAAAAGATATACGGATTCGCTTTCTAAGATCCACACTCAAATATCTAATTACGAATCAATTGTGACCCAGAAGTCGTCTAATTTGGTTTCTATTCAAGAAGAAATAGAAATCTTAGAAGAATCCAAGAAAGCCATTAAAAGTCACTTATCTTGTTCATTCGATGACGCACTGGAATCTATTGGGGATAAAGCCACAAGATTAATTAGACGTATTCCCAATATGGCGAATGCCACTATTCAATTTGAAGGCCTAAAAGAGACCGGCACAGGTAAAATCAAAGAAGAAGTTACTTGTCTAGTTAGTATGGACGGAGAAGTCGGGGTACCCCTCAAATCACTCTCTGGAGGTGAAAGATCCAGTTGTGATATGTGTGTGGACTTAAGTATCATTAAATTCATTGAGGAGACCACCAACAACGGAATTGGAATTTACGTCATTGACGAAGGTTTCAATGGCTTAGATACTACCTGCATTCAAGATGCCTTAGAAATGTTACGTGAATATAGTGTTGACAAGAAACTTTTTTTGGTAGAACATAATCCTATAGTATCAGAATCCATCGAAAATCGCATTTTAGTGGTAAGAGACGGACTAACTAGCAAAATCGTACAGCAATAAGGGTTAATGTGGCATTACTTGAATTAACAGAAGAAGAAATCAACATTGTCGCAAAAGCGATTATTACAGAACGAAAGTTGGACGAACGACTATCATTTAGCGAGAAAGAAAGAAAGGAAAACGTCTGCCTTTCCCTAATGAACAAAATTGAAATTGCAAGAATCGATCCAAAAGACGAGATGGTTAAATTCAGTGATTTTGACAGTATAGTTAGTATAGCAAAAGAAAATTATTCAAGATTGGGAACTGAAATTTTTATATCGAACAAAAAAGTAGAAGAGAATTATCTTACTTACTTGTGTTTTTTAGAAGCTTTCACTTCTTGGCTGAACAGAAAGAACCTACTCAAACGATTGGCCCGTTTTGATTTTACTGATAAGAGATGGTAAGATGAGAAGTAGTATATCTATATGAATTTCAAAAGATGGACACCAAAAGAAGACTTTTTCTTAAAAGAAAATTATAAAATTATGAGCCATGCAGAAATGGGATTAAAGTTACGCAGAACAAAGGAAGCAGTGCATCATAGATTGGGTGCATTAAAATTCATTAAATCTCCCAAAAGTTCACCTATAAAAATAGGAGAAAAATTTGGATATTTAACGATAATTTCCAAAACAGAAAGAAAATCAAAAGAAGGTAACTATTACTATATTTGCAATTGTAATTGCGGAAATACTATCGAAGCCATAGGAGCTTCCTTACGAAAAAATCACACTAAATCATGTGGTTGTTTTCAGTTGGAAAAAGTCAGAAAAAAAATTGGAGAGGTTTCTTTTAATATGTACGAAACAACATATAAGAAAACCGCAGAAAAACATAAAATTCCTTATAAATTAACCACAGAAGAATTTAGATTTTTAATAGTCCAAAATTGTCATTATTGCGATGGGAAGCCAAGATTGTGGAATATCTACTATACAAAATGCGTAAAGATGCAAAGGCGCTACTTAAAAGTAAGTGATGATTGGGCACAAAAACAGGGGGTTTATATTAATGGGATAGATAGAGTGGATAGTAGTCGAGATATCGGGTACACTATAGGAAATTGTGTCCCTTGTTGTACGGACTGTAATATTGCCAAATTAGACCGAACCGTCAAAGAATTTCTTGATCATGTAGAGAGAATACATAGTTACCAAACAAATAAAGGAGAATATAATGAAAAGAAACTTAAAAAAACCAACTAGTCCTATGGATAAAATCGTTAAAGCTATCGGCTCTGATGGAGAGGATATACTTCGAGAGCTAGAGGTTATGGATGTTGCTGGCCTAAACAAACGAATTGCCCAAGCTAACCAAGCTATCTCTGAAACCAAAGAGGAACTTGAGGCCAATGAGGCGTATACAGCAGCAAAAAACGACGTTAAACTCCTTAGTTCTGGATTTCGAGAAGTAAAAACTCGCCAGAATGCTATTATCGGAGTCGCTGTAAAACTTCGTCAGGAAAAAGGCGAATCCTAATTTAAATGAAATCAGAAAGAATTCTCAGTCTTGATATCAGTACAAAAACTGGCTGGGCTTCTGGCATAAGTTCTGATTCTGGTATCGTATTGGAGGATTACGGAATGATTCCCCAAATACCTCAACCAGGAGGTCCCTACCCATCATCTTTTGTGGATTGGGCGTATTTAGTATTTAATGATATAGAAGATCTTATAGAGAAATTTAAGCCCGATATGTTAGCAATAGAAGAGACTGTTGCGGGATCAAAAGGGGTATATTCGCAAAAAATCTTAGAATATTCGCATTTTTTACTTGCCAAATACATAAAAGAGCATAATATAAGATCTATATACCTATTGACGGGTGCTTGGAGAAGTGAAGTTGGTTGTAAGATGACCAAAGAGGAATCCAAGCGAAATAAGGAAGTCAAGGAATATAAGGCTAAACACGGGACCAGACTGGCTCGTGATATAAATGGTAAGATTCTTGGTAAACTATCCAAGAAACATATCAATATTAGACGCGCAAATGAAGTGTTTGGTGAGTTCTTAAAAGAGCCGTTAAGGAAGAAGAATGAAGATGAGGCAGATGCGCTTTTACTTTTATTCGCTCTGCACCTTAGAAGACTTAACGGAAATAAGTCGGAAGAAGTGACCATGGAAGATTTGATAGAGAAGGATAAAACATAATGTCTGGATTTTGGGAAAAAACCGTAAATAACCAAGCAAATATACAGGCGTACGAGACTATTGCCCCACAGCCTATGGTTTTAGATGAAGAAGCTGTATCTGAAATTCAAGAAGAGCACTTTGATGTATATGAAGAAGAGGAAGATGATATCTCCTCGGTAATGGCTGACGCAAATCTTCGTTTGGAGATGGGCAGACTATACCAAATGATTCTTGAGAACGATATTTTTGCTCAAACTAATGCCGATCCTCGGGCCATTAAAAATGTTCAAAGAGAGATTCGTCGCTTAGTACGAGAAAAATTAGAAATCATGCTAGGTATCCGTCAGGATCAACCTGCACAACAACAACAAACTATTGTTTCATCCCCATTTAATGATATGGAAGTTAGCGCATTAAAAATGCTTGCTTCTAAGATCACTAAGGGTGCCACAGAAGAAGTTCAGTACGATCGAACTCCAACGCCAGTACCGCAACCTAAAAAAGACGGTATTACAGCAATTAGTGGCGCACTTAGGCCGCAGCCAGCTCCTTCGATTAAAGCTCCAGAAAGACGCCCATTAGCTAAGAATCCTACTCATGCTAAGCGACCAGAACCTAAAAAAGGTGAGCCCATTATTAAGTCCGCAATATCTAATCCAGAAGGAGATTCGCAACTAAAAAAACCAATTGATCAAATGACCCCCGAAGAATTAGTGGAGTATGATAAACAAGCATTAGAAAGACGGTCTAAAAATAAAGCTGCCGTACCTTCAAATCTTGTTCCTCACCCTTCACCACAAGAATTAGAGATGAGGTATATGTCGCATGCTCAACAGTTTGGTGCTGTAGCAAACACAATTGCCTTAATTTCTGGTAACAAATAACTAAAACAAGGAGAAATAGAAATGTCAGATAATAAAGATACCCGGACTGCAACTCAAAAAATCGAAGACTTGGAACGAGTAGTTTCAATGTTGTATCAATCAGTAACCGCTCTAGATGGAGCCGTTAAGTCTCTTATGAGCACTCAACGAGATATGGTTTTGGTACGAGATGCACTTCGTTTACTAAACAAGAAAACTGAAGCCATCATTCAAGTAGCAACTCCAGAATCTGGTATTACTGCCGTAGCAGTATCCGATTTAGTGATTAAAATGAACGTGGATGATCTTAAGGCTCAAGTTGCAGACTACCTACAACGTGGCAGTTTGGTTCCAGCAGATGAAGTATCCGCAAAAAGCTACTTGATTTGCGAAGAACAAAATACAGATGGTACAATCGCAAACCCACGCATTCAGTTTCGCTTAGATTCACAAGATCCAGAAACTCAAGCTGCTTTCACTGGCAAAAAGGTTGGCGATACAGTTTCTTTTGGTGAAGGCAAGTATCCAGCTAAAATTATTGAATTGTACACTTTGGTGGATAGTCCTGCTCCTCAAGCAACTCCTCCAGCAACTGAAGCTCCTGCGCAAGCGGCTCCAGCTGCCCCAATCCAAAATGAACTTCCAGCAGAGTCTCCAGTAGGATTTGGATTAAATTTCCATGGCCAACCGGAAGAAAGCTTGTCTAATCAAGCAGCTCCTGAAGCTCCATCAGCACAATAATAGATACAAATGATTAGTTGGGCCACAGCAATTCTGTGGTCCAACCATATCTAAATGTGCCCCATAACATCAATTTAATAATCCAAGGAATTCTATGCTTTTAACTCCAAAACAAAAAGAGATCGTTAAAATATACGCGGATTTATCAAAAAAGAATGGCGAATACCCTACACGGGCAGATCTTCTTAGTTCTGGAATTTCAAGAGATAAGGTTCGTGATTACTTTGGAAACATGGAAAAGCTAAAGATAGCTTCTAGAAAAGAAAAGCCAAAATCTTTTGCTAAAATAGATAAACAAGAATTAGCCGTACTTAAGCCAAAAGTCCCACACTCACTAAATGACTTTACCAAAGAGGCCATTGGTAACATTGTAAAAGAAAATGACTATAAAGAAGGAACGTTCTTCATTACAGCCGTATCCCCAACTTCTTACTTAGACTGGTCAGAGGCAGATTTCAGTCGCGCAGAACAAGGCGAAGATGTATTGGCAGAAAACCTTTTTGAGCCAGGATTTGCGGCAATGCAAAATTTTGTGTCACGTAACAAAGCTGAAATGGTATTGCTTCCAATGCCAGCTCACGTTAAGGCTTTACAAAAACAACCTCAGCATTACGATCCAAAATTGAAACCTTACCGTAATAATTTTGCGACAGAATTTACTTTCAACGCACATTTAAAAGCTATTGAGGCCCATTTAAATCCTCAACAAGCAAACCCTATCACTGGTCTTCGTCGCCTACGTGTACATAAGTACACTGGCAATTACGAAAAAGGACAGGAAATAAAGCGTGCAAAAACCTCTCTGATTATCGGACACTCAAAGCAAATGATGGAAGTAAGTCCTACAGGAAACTCTTCTCATCCACGTATCGTCCACTCAACTGGATGTCTTACTAAACCTTCATATTTACGTAATCGAGTCGGTATGATTGCCAATGAAGATCATATGCTCGGTGGATTAATCGTAGAAGTTCGCGGTGACGTTTTCTGGATGCGCCAAGTACAGTTCGACGTTTATAACGGTTCTTTCGTAGATCTTGGAACTCGCTACCATGCAGATGGATCTACTACAAAAGAACGCGCCGAAGCGTTCAAAATGGGAGATATTCACCCAGGTCACCATGATCAAACCGCAATGAACGGTATGTATGATCTATGGGAATTAATTCAACCTAAACGCATTTATCTTGAAGACTTTTTCGATGGAACTTCTATCTCCCATCACTTAGAAAAGAAAGGTCTTACCCAAGCGATTATTGCCCGTGACTTTAAGTATTTTGCAGACCTTCCATCTGAGATTTCTTATGCAAAAAGTGTCCTCGAATCAGTGTGGGCAAAAGCCCCAAAGGATGCAAGAATTATTGCCACTGCATCTAATCACCCTGAACACGTAATGCGTTACATAGAAGAGGCTCGCTACATTAAAGATTGTGCGCCAAATAAGATTATTGGCCACGAGATGTTCTTAGAAGGCTATCATGGTAAAAATCCACTCCAATTACGTATGGATCCCGAAAAGCGTATGGTATGGAGCGAAGAGAATGCCGATGATTACGTAGAAGGTGTACAAATGAACGTTCACGGTCATCTTGGCACGAATGGCTCACGCGGAAACAAAATAGGGCACGAGCTTGCTCATGGCGATGTCATGGTAGCCCATTCACATACTCCTAGTATTTTCCATGGATGTTTTACCGTAGGCCATATGACCCACGAACGCCATGGTTATAATAACGGACCTAGTACGTGGATTTTATGCTGCGGAGCCGTTTATAAAGGTGGCATGAAACAACTCTATATGATCGTAAAAGGTACCGCATTTAAACCTAAGAACAAAAAATCCGAAAATCCTAAAAATAGCTCTCGTAAACCATCGTAATTTAATTGCAAATATCATCTTAACTTTTCATGATATAATCAATCTAAGGATAGGACGATTTTGTGACTAAGACCGAAGAACTTGACCAATTAACTAAAGCAATTAAGGACGCTGAAACAAGTCAGAAGTCTATTCAGACCAGTATTGATCAAAATGTTAAAGAAATCAATATCTTAAATCAAAAAAAACTAGAACTAGAAGAGAACTTAGAATTCCATAGAAGAGCCGGTATTATTCCAATAGCTCAAGAATACGGTAAGTCTAAGAGAGAATTAGACAAGATAGTAAATCGCCTTGGTCTTATTACGGATGACCACAAGAAGGCTGTTCATGGTCTTAGTAGTGTCCAAGAAATCATAGTTAAATTAAAAAGAGATTATGTAAAGATGCTAAACTCAAGCGAGAATAATGTCGTACACGGTCTGTTTGGAGTTAATCGTGGAAAGAAGTGAAATGGAAAAGAAAGTACGGGAAGAAGAGGATTTTATCCACTCTCCAAAGTTTGGGAATAGCCTAAAACGATTTTTGGCCAAAATGGATAATCCTCCTGAGAATACCACTATTGGTCGCCTACTCTTACTCCCAGAAGAAGAAGTGGAAAGACTTTATCAAGAATCTATTGTAATTCTTAGACAAAAAATCCTAAATAAATAGAACTTGACTTTAATTAGAATTTAGCATATCATTGTCGTATGGCTAATTTCATTTTATGTCTAGACTCAGAAACGGGTGGCCTGGATCCTAAAAAAGCAGATATTCTGACTTTATATATGGCTATGACCGACGAAAATCTTAAAATTGTAGATGAACTTGATTTTAAGCTTAAGCCAAACGATAGACTTCCAATTGTAGAAGCTGAGGCAATGGAAGTAAACAAGATCGATCTTGAGAAACATCTTGCCGATCCTAATACCCTTACGTATTCTCAAGCTAAAATTTCAATCATAAATTTTGCAAAAAAATATCTTAAAAAAACTGGAAGATATAGCAACTTAATTCCATTAGGACAAAACGTATCATTCGATTTGGCCATGATTTGGGAGTACGTCATTCCAAAAGATGAATGGGAGAGCATTTTTAGTTATAATGTAGAAGACACCAAGACGGCGTGCCTATTCCTCAAGCGTTGTGGTTGGTTGCCGCCTGAAACTGGTACACTGAAAAGCCTCGTGGAATTCTTTGGTATTGCTAAACGTGAGGCCCATGAAGCTAAAGGTGACGTTCATATGACCCTAGACGTTTATAAGAAAATGATCGAGCTTATGAAATCCAAAAAAGAAGGCGGACAAACTCAAGATTTGATTAGCTTATTGGAGGCCGAATGAGTCTCCGGCTTGGTCCAGATGGGATTTGCAAGATTTGTATTAAAAGAGCATCCAAAGGATTGCCTGGTGTACCGGTAGAACATGGTCTAGTGGATTGTGATTTCATGAAAGTGAAGGAAGTATGAGAGAGTTCTATGAATTTGCAGGAAACCATCCAATATTAACATCCCTCATAGTATATTATGGATGCTGTTCTGTTGTAGGGGTTGCTCAGGCAATTTTTAAACGATGAAACACATTGCTTATTTACCAATTTATAATTGGGGAAAGAATCCAGATTTGGACCACGGTACTACTTTTGGTACGCATATTTATTTAGATTTAGAAGAACTATATGCCTATGAAGATCCTGTAGGCCATGTGCAGATTGAAATACATACACCTACTGAAAATGAATTCAAATTACTTCATGGCCTTAAATCAGGAGCTGTATGAAGATACTCTTCAATTGTTGTGTTTTGGATTACTATTTTGATGGTTGTAATGTAAAATTTGGTATTGGTTGGTATCGCCACAGCAAAAAACACAAGTGGTGGGGCCTTACAGTAGAGTTTTACTTATTTAAGTGGATAGTAATTGCTACATACGTAAGTAATCGACAAGAATACGACAAGAAAATCAATTATAGAAGACACAAAAAATGACATTGTTGATATCTCCACATACGCATTGCGAATCTAAACTAACTGGATCACCCCTACCTTCAATGATCAAGAAGGCGGTGGATCTTGGCCGAACTCATTTTTCCTATACGGATTTGGGCCATCTATCGAGTTGCTTGAAAGCCTATGGTCAAGCTAAAGCCGCAAAGTTAAAATTTGCTGCAGGTATTGAATTCTATTTCAAGGATTCCTCTTGCCCAATTGTTGTGGGGTCTAAGGCCGATAGGTGTAAGTATTTCAATGCGTCCATTTTTGCGAAGAATCAAGATTCCTATCAAGAAATCGTAAGGGTTGTTTCGTCGAACGATATGCCAAAAATCAAGGTCAGGGAGGAATTTGAATCTCTTTGGTCATGGAAAGATCTTGAGCGTTTAAGTAAAGCCGATACCCTTCTTGTTCTTGGTGGCCCTCAGTGTATGGTTGGAAAGGCACTCCTTGCCGATAGCCCTGAATTGGCAGAGACAGTCTTGTTAAAATTACACGCTCTTTTTGGTGATAGACTTTCGATGTCACTAATTTGTGAGCCATGGACTAAAAAATATGCAACGGTAGTGAAAATCCAATATAAGGATGGTACTACGGACTCCCTTCTCTCAACTGACATCGTTACTACCAATAAGGCCCGTAAGATTGAAGCAGGGGACTTAGTGGAACGAAGCGGTCATTTTCTTATTAAGTCGAAAGTGGTCGGAAGTACTTTTTATGAAGTGGACAAAGAAATTGGAGCAGTGACAGCCCATACCGGATTTCTCCCTTTGCCTGTGGACGTAACCCTAAATATCAATCGTTTTTTCATTGAAATGAACAAGAAGCATGGGATCAAGTTATTGGTTTCAGATTACGCCTTTTATTCAGACAAAGAAGACCATATCGTTCAGACCATGGTTCTGGGTGGCAAAAATAAGCTAAAGTCTAGTCTGCATATGAAATCAGATACTGAATTTGAAGCCTACCTCACAACAAATCTTGGACTTACATCAGATGAATGCGCCTCCATTCTCAATGGAAACAATGAATGGGCCAAAAACTTTGATGAATTTGAACTCAAGTACAAATGGCGTCTTGCTGATAGCGGTGAAAATCCTGCCAAAAAATGCATAGATATTATTAAGAAAAAGGGCCTAATGAGATGGGACAATCCTATTTGGGTTGCGAGACTTAAAGAAGAAATGGAAGTTTTCTCTAAAAATGGCGTTTTTGACATTTCACCATATTTTCTTCCTAAGCATGATGTTCTTAACTACTATGAAGAAAATGGTAGACTAACAGGTCCAGGGCGAGGAAGTGCTGCTGGAAGTCTAGTGTGTTACGTAATGGGTATCACTAAAGTCAATCCATTTGATTTTGATTTGAGTTTCAATCGGTTCTATTCAATGGATCGGATTAAAGCTCTTAAGCTTGCCGATATTGACTCCGATTTGGAATCCAGGGATCTTTTAGTAGGCGAAGATGGTAAAAGTGGCTATCTTTATAATCGTTGGGGCAATAAGGCTGCCCAGATCAGTACGAGAGGAAAAACTAGGCTTAAATCTGCCATTAAAGACACAAACCGATACATTAATGGATCAGTCGAGAAGTCCATTGAAGTCTTCGCTAAATCGCTACCAGACGCAGGTCAGGGCATCACAGACGAGCAATTCATTTTTGGTATGGAAGACGAGGACGGTAACCATATTGATGGTCTAATTGAAACTTCAGAGCCATTACGGAAATATGCGATAGAAAGACCCAAAGAATGGGATATTGTTAAAAAATCACTTGGGATTACTAGATCGTTCTCAAAACATGCATGTGGATTTATCATAGCAGACAAACCAATTTCAGAAATTGTTCCGACCAAAGACGATAATGTCATTCAATACGAAGCTACAGAGGCAGAGAAGGCCGGACTCATCAAATATGACTTCCTAGTCATCAGCCAACTTAAAGATATCCGTGTTTGCCTAGATTTGATTAATAAGAAGAATAAAGAAAAACACAAGACGGGCCACTTTTCTCATAATGGGGAATCAACATATATTTGGAATTTACCAAGTGATTCAAAGGCTTACGAAAGTGTATGGGATGGGAACACAGAATCATGTTTTCAAATTAACACAAGTTCGATGATTCCCTTCGTTAAAGGTATCAAACCTACGAGTATCGAGGACCTTTCGATCATCCTTTCATTGGTTCGTCCGGGCCCACTCGATTATGTAAATGAAGATACCGGGCGTAATATGGCCGAAGAGTATATTCATAGACGTGATGGTGGTGAATACAAGGATGTCGCTATTCTTAAGGAATTGATCCCAGAAACTCACTCCGTATTGGTTTATCAGGAACAGGTCACCAAAATCGCAAAGCAGTTGGCCGGATTCTCTGGATCTGCTGCCGAAAACTTGCGGGAAGCAATCGGTAAAAAGAAACGCGCTACTATCTTAAAGATCAAGCCAGACTTCATTAATGGGTGCTTACAGTCCAATAAGATCACTGAGGATGAAGCTCAGATGCTATGGGATCGTATTGTGACCTTTGGACGGTACGCTTTCAATAAATCTCATGGTGTGTCGTATGCGTTTATCACATACGCTTGCATGTTCCTGAAGCACCATTACAGCTTAGAATTTTGGGCTGCGGTTCTTACTAATGCTGAGAACAAAGAGATTGCCGGTAAGCTCTGGCCCCACGTCAAACACTTGGTTGCTGCTCCAGACATTAATCTCTCAACAGATGAGATGGAAATCGATTACGCCAACGGAAAAATTAGAGCAAAACTTGGTGTTATCAAAGGGATGGCCTCTGCCACTATCGATCCAATCGTAGAAGGTAGGCCCTATAAGGATATTGAAGATTTTGTTAATAAGGAAGTGGCAGGAGATTCCGTAACGAGAAAGCTCATCCATGTAGGAGTTCTCGATTCATTATTTCCCCCAAAACTTGGACTGTTGCAAAAAATGCAAGTGTTTGAGGATCTTCTTGAGACCAACAAGTTTAATAAGAAAATTGCTAAGGCTAAGGCCGAAGGCAAGAAAAGTCGGATTGAAGTTCCTAAGAAAGGTGAAATCAAGCCAGAATATTTGGAAATTGAAAAGTATCCTTTAAAGAATGCAGCAATCCAAAAATCAATCCTGCCAAGTCTTTTGGTTGGCCTAAGAAACCTTGGCATGAGCCACTCTTCTCTTATGGATCGTCAAGCTACTTTTAAGAGAGCAGTAATGACCAAAAAAGGAAGAGGGAAGCGCCATGCAGATCCTTATGTTCCGTTAAAATTTGAAGACGGGGATCACGTAATCCTATTAGGCGGAGAAGAATTCGAACAGATTGACAAAAAGACACCAGAACAATCAACCAAAGACATGGATTTTGCAGTATTTGGGTATGTAGTCGGCACGAGCGTATTTGATTATAGCCAAAACACTAAACAAGCTTTAAAAGTAATTATTGATGTAGATGGGTATGTTAAAGAACACGTTATGTGGCCTAATTATTTTTCAAAGAAATTAGAGTACCCAAAAGATCTTAAAAAGGGGAATATCTGTATGTTTTTTATGAAGAAACGTCAAGGCAGCGGAGATCCTGCGGTCATTGAGGAAATTTTCATCGAAGCTTGACTTTTGTTTAAATTAGTGAGATCATATATAATATGAAATTGGCCCTTATCTTAGCCCTATTTTGTTCTTCAGCATACGCGGAATGCGTTAAAAGACAAGTTAAAATCGCGGTAATCGATACGGGCTTTGGGTACAACAAACTTCCAAAAGATGCTAATCTATGTTATTGGGGCCATAAAGATTTTACCAAAAAGGGCCTACGATATATAGGTGAAGACAGTTTTATACCCGTAGATACGGTTGGTCATGGTACCAATATTGTCGGTATTATTGAGGATTACGCCAATAAATTTAATGTAAATTATTGCATTGTTATTCTTAAATTTTATTCAAAAGATCAAACTAACCATCAAAACTTAAGGGCTAGCATATCAGCAATTAATTTTGCTAACGATCAAATTGGCGCAGATATCATTAACTATTCAGGTGGCGGCCCAGATTCAGATCCAGAAGAGCAAATGGCAGTTACAAGATTCTTAAATAGAGGCGGCAAATTTATTGCTGCAGCTGGTAATGACGGAAAAAAAATTGGTTCTGGCGATGAAGATTACTATCCCGCAATGTACGATAAACGAATTGTTGTTGTAGGTTCTACAGATAAATATGGCATCCCATCAAAATGGTCCAATCATGGGAATTTCGTAAATAGATGGGAAATAGGCGAAAACGTTGAAGCTTATGGTATTACTCTCAGCGGAACTTCACAGGCTACTGCGATTGCCACAGGAAAAATTCTTGCAGAAAATAAAAATCAGTGTATTCTAAAAAAATAAGGTTGCATTAAGAATAAAATAGGAATAGGATAAATAAAGATGGATTTTAAAGAAGACTTTAAGTTAATAAAAAGTAAGGAAATTGATACAGATACTTTCCTTAAAGTTAGCAAAAATTTAATGAGTGGAAGGATTTTCGTAGAATTTTCTTGTAAAAATCCAAATCTCATGATACAAAAGAACTTTGAAGATTCATTGTTCGGAAAAAAACAGGCAGACGCTTTTTCAAAAAGTATCAAGAATGCCGACCAAATTAGAAAACATTTTGGAATCAAAACGGAGAAATAGACATGTCATTAAGCTCAATCATTCAAGAAATCGAAAAAACGCTGCCAGCAGCTCAATTAGATCTTACTCTAGGAAACGAGAGTACATTTCGTGGTCGTGAAGGTATGAAACGCGCTGCGGTTGATCGTTTAGAGCAACTTAAGACAGATTACAAGAAAGCTCTCATTGAGTCTACTTTCTTTATCATTTTAACTGGAGCTGGCCGTAGCACATTTAATGAGGTGGCTTCAAATCCTGATTTTGATTGCTTCTCTGTAGACCCAGACAATTTATATCGTGACTTAGCTTCTCGTGTAGACTCTAAATTGTTTGGTCGTGAATCTACTAAATACCTATTTAATATTGCAAATAATGCTTTGTACGATAAAGCCTTAGAAATTGGTATCAGCCGAAACTCTCTTATGGAGATCAAGTTTGATGAACGCTACAATAGAGCAGTAAGCAATACCGAAGAACTTGCAGGTCTACTCAAACAAGCTATTAATGATCAAATCGGATCAGAAGTTGTTGGTTTAGACGCTATTAGTTCAATTGCAGAAAAGGCTCTAGAGAAGAAGCATTCTGGATCTATTACGCCAGTTCTTTTGAACACTAGCGATGAAGTTTTTGCTTTAGATCTTCAAAAGAACCTTACACGTCTTAAAACGAAGACCTTTGTGGTAGTGGCTGGTAAAGCATCAAAAACATTACAAGCTCTTCCTGGCGCTTTTGTGCTAAAGACTGTTAATGAACAAACTGTTGGCGAAACATTGACTTCAATTCGCAACAAGATTTAGGAATATATGGATAACAATAATAGAATTGACCTAGAGACGCCAGTAATTGCTGCATTAGCTACAGCCTCTAAAGCTCCTTTTATGACCGCTTTTAAGGCAACTTTGGGTATTGGACTAGCAAGATTTTTAATGTTCGTTGGTGTTGTTTCAACAATCGTTTTGGCAGTTAAAATTTTAAAATAAGGAGAAAATATGGGTGTATTAAGCGCAGAGTATGGTAAAAAAGAGTTCGCAAAGAAAAACTATTATAGTCAGAAAGATGGAGATGTGGTGTTCCGCATTATTCCAGCCTTGACTCAATTCACAAACAATCCTAGGGACTGGGCTAAGTACCACTCAATTGTTTTCGGGTACAAGACTTCAGAAGGAAAAGTTCGCCCCTTTCAAAGTGTCCAAGTTAAACGCAATAAGGTTATTGAGATCGAAGATCCGGCAGTGAAACGCATTGAGGATTTAAAAGCAAAACTTGCGAAGGCTAAAGAAGAAAAGAATGACGATTTAGTCGCCAAGCTTAATACTTTGGTTGGATTTGGAGGGACCTACAGTATTGATAACAATTTCCATATGAATGTGGTTGATCTCCAGGGAAATATCGGTACATTGAAACTTCGAATTTCCGCTAAAGAATTACTTGATATCGAAATCGAAAAACTTATGGAAAAAGGCGTAGATCCACTTTCTTTGGATAATGGTCGCTATTTCGTGTTTACTCGCACAGGATCTGGTAATGCAACTACTTTTAAAGTAAGTGTTTACAAAGAACAAATCGATTCACCAGAATACGGTCGTGTTGAGCGAGATGTTATTCATAAAATTACCCCAGAGCTTCTTGCTAAAATTGAACGCGAAGCTCAAGATTTAAGCAAAATTGCTCCAAAGCTTACTGTAGATGAAGTAGCGCGAATTGTTGCTTCAGCAGATATCGCAACTGGTAAAACTGCGGTATGTAACGAGCTTTTCGATAATCGTTGGAAATCAGAACGCGATGCCCGTAAATCTGGTCCTGCAGCAGCTCCAGCACAAGCTGCGCCTGCTCCAGCAGCACAACCTCAAGAGTCGGCACCAACTCCTACTCCGGTAACTGCGACATCAACAACTGTACGCGCAGCCACTAATATGGCTTCTCCAGTACAGGCAGCTCCTGTTCAAGCTCCCGCAGCAGTAGTTCTTACTACCCCTGTAGCTGCTGAGCAAAGCCACGAAGACTGGTTAAAAGAAATCGGAATCGATCCTAACGAATCTAATTCTAACATTCCATTTTAAGGAGTTCTATGGACTTAAATCCAGAAACAGATCTATCGGTTGATATTCACAACCTTACCTCTGAATTTAGATATTTGCCAGGGCTATTGTTTAGGTACTATCAGTATAAGGCCAAAGTAGAGTCTGTACGAGATATTGCCAAAGCAAAACTTAAAGAGACCAGGGCAGTTGTTTATAAAGGAATTAAAAGTGATACCTCAACCAAACATAGCGAAAAAAGTCTAGAAGCTGAAATAGACTCCCATCCAGATGTAGTAAGTGCTCAGATGAAGCTTATTAAAGCCGAACATGACGCTACTACTTGGGAAGGTGCCGTTGATTCTATGAAGGCTAAAAAGGATATGGTAATACAACTTGGAAGTGATCGCAGGAAAGAAATGTGATTAAAGAAAAACAAGTAAAAATAATATTAGGACATATCCAATGGAATTTGTTTATGTAAAAAATGTCATAATAAATTCCATAAATTTTATGGGAAAAAGAATAACAATAGAATTCAATTAGCAGAATTTTTAGGAGAATAAAATGGCAAAGCAAGAAGAATCTTTAATTGATCGTATTCGTAATCGATTAAATGATAGTGCAGGTAAAGAATTAGTAAAGACCTATGGAGAAGGCGAAGAGCTACTTCAGGTTAAATCATGGATTCCACTTAAACCCTTCTTTAAAGAAGGGACTGGTGGAGACGGCTTTCCATGTGGCCACATTACCCAAGTCATTGGCAAGCCAGATTCTGGTAAAACCACCTTGATTATGGAGGGCATGGTACAGTGCCAAAAAATGGGTGGTGTAGTGTTTTTGATTGATTCAGAGCATAAATTCTCTATGAGCCGACTTGCGTTAATGGGCGGAAAACCAAAAGAAGTTTTGGTGACCCCTACTGAGAACCTAGAAGAAGCTTGGGATGCTATTGAGAAGATTTTGACTGAAGCCAAAACTCTTAGAGAAGAAGGTTTTGCCGGACCCCTTATGATGGTATGGGACTCAGTTGCGGCCTCAGTGCCAGAATCTATCATGGATTCCGAAGCTGGTGACTTTCACGTTGCAGTCGAAGCTAAACTAAATAACAAGAACGTTCGTCGTCTTAGACAAGCAATTAAGGAAACTGAACTTGCTTGTGTGTTTATTAATCACTATTATATGACACAACCTAAGAGTAAATATGAGCAACCAGAACTCATTATTAAGGGTGGAGAAGAACTTAGTTTTTTTTCAACTTTAATTTTGATCACCAAAAAGGGCGCAAAGATTACTCGTAACATCAAAAACGAAGAGCAGCAAATTGGTCGTACTACTCGATATACAGTTCACAAAGGTCACTTCCATGGTCGTACTATCGTTAAAGATGTATCGGTAGTCGATATCGGTATTTTAGATACCCCTGAAGCTTTGGAATCTTACAAGAAATCTCTTCGCGGAGAGTATTAGATCATGGAAAGCGTTAAAATAGCATTTTCAATTGGAGAAATTCTGGCCTATTCTGGACTGATATTCTCTTCATCTTTGATGCTTTATTTTTTAATCGCTAGAAATTTTAGTATAAAGAAACATCAAAAACTCTTCTTTATAGGTGTTAACGCCTGTTTTCTTGGGGTTTTTATTATGATGGCCGCTTTAATGTATGGCATATTTGAAGTATTAAAATGACAACAAAATTAGACTTGTGTAAAGAAATCGGCGAATTAAAAATTCAAATTCAAAAACTCAAAAGAGAAAATAGCTATCTTTTAGATGAGATGATTGACCTAACAAAAGAACTTGGTGTTAAACCACACTATTACGACAATGCAAAGCATAATTGGGGCACTGCAATGGCACATAAAGCTTCATTGGCAATTAAAAAAGTCTTTGATATGCGGACATAAGGATTGACTTATATGAAATATTTGCTACTATTATTGTTAATGACTGGGTGCTCTTTAATTAAAATCCAGGAAGCTTCTCAGCCAGAAAAGCACCGTCCAGAGATCCTAACCATTTATTCATATGGATGTATCGCGGTAGAAGATTCGAAAGATTGCAAGGATATAATTGAGATATCTATATCGAGATCCAAAATCATTTATTTTACGGAAGATAAGGGAAATTGTTTCGTTAAATTCGTGGGAGATACTTTTCCACAAAGACTGAACATGACATGTAATGAGTTTAAAGAGTTTTTGAATCAATAAGTTTCCCGCAAGGGAACGTAAGCGGCGTGGAAAGATAGAGAATCGATAACGGGGCTGACTAATAGGGCCGTCCGATGCAGATTACTTGGAGACACGCTCAGACAGCCAGACCCATTACCGCGAAGAGCAGAGCCATGACTGAAGAGTCAGCGAAGTGACACTCAAGGTGCTGAAGCCATCCATAACTTGTGGGTGCTAGAAAATTGGGGTATCGGAGTAGCGTCCGGTCTTACGTTAAATATTAGGAGTCAGTAATGATATCAGTTGATAGACCAGCACCAGAGAAACGCAAAATTAGCAGTAAAGATGACTTTGAACTGTGTTATTTAAGACACCAATATCTTCGTAAAGCTAAAGGTAATCCTACCGCAGAAGAAATGGCTCCATACATTAAAATTGTAGAGAATCTTTCTCGAAATACTTTTTTTACTTACTATAACCTATTTAAAACGGTTGGCATGTACTTAGACGACGTTACCAGTATTGGCCAAGTGCATCTAGTGTCTTTCCTAAATCTATTTACTCTAGAGCAGATGGAAGAGAAAATGGACGCATGGGTGCTAAAATGGTTATTGAAACATAGCGGTGTTCATCCTGAAGCAAAAGATTTCTTGCAACAAAATAAGGCTAACTTTTCCATATTCTACAAACAACGCATGGAAGACTTGGTTCGGATCTGCAAGCAAAAATTAAGAAATATTAAGGGTCAATCATCGGAAGAATACCTGTCGTTTACTGGTACTGGCAAGCTTCCTCGTGATATAACCAAACTAATCAAAGAGTATGAAGAATATGGCTTTAAGAAAGTTGATTTTCCAACTTTCAAGTCAATCAGAAAAAAGGCAAACGTAAAAAATAACGTAATGGCTTTTAAATTTGGTGAGTCTTGGTATGTGTCTTTTCCGATACCCCAAAGAGAACTAGAAATCGAAGATTTAATTGTTTCAGAAGTTAATCCTTATCTAAACACCCATAATAGACGCCCTGATCAAGTTCTCAATGATAATGAAGTAGAAAAGTTTACAATGATTTTCAATAACAAAACAGACACTAAAAAGGTGCTTATTTTAAAGAAATTTATTGCAAAAAATCGAAATAAGAGCGAATATAGAAAAGAAGTGTCTACAGCAAGAAAACTACTTAAGACTATTGGGGCGTAATGGAAGACGAAAGACCATCCATCGAGGACATCATATTAGCCTGGAAAATGCAATACGGTGTTAGTCGTACCTCCGAACGTGGAAAGACGTATACTGAGATCCCAAGGAACAATAGGGAAGAATTCTTCCACTATCTTTGCTCTACATTATTTGAGCATGGGTATACAGCCAAAGATATTACTAGACCAAACATTTGTTATAAGCTAGCCGAGTTGTGTTGGTCAGAAGAGATATATAGGCTCTCAAAATCGATCGTTGAGCGAAAAAGAAAACAGGAGATTGATACCTGGAAAGGTATTGTATTCCAAAGCCAAATTAGCTTTAGTGAAAAAGCCCCTACAAAAAATGTAGAAAAAGAACTTCCACCTACTTCCAAAAAAGAACATGTAGAAGTTGTGGAAGAAGCCCTTCCTACTCTAGAAGAAGCTCTTAAGCCAGTAAAATTTATTCAAAATAATCCAAAATACGATACATCAAAGCTCCCGCCAATGGTGCCAGATGAAGACTTTATGGCGCAATTAAATGCTTTGGGGAGAAGAAAATGAGCAAAGAGTTAGACGAATTTGAGCAAAAACTCGAAGCTGATAAGAAAATGGACCAACGTAAAAAGGAAGTCCAAGAAAAAAGCCTTATCCTGCAAGAGCATAGGGTAGATCGAGATCTCACCAGATTAATACAGAATCAGGATGAGCTTAAAAAAGGACAAGAAGTTGATTTCTCTAGTCTGCCCCAGTCATACGTTGATGAACTGGTAAATTCAAGTAATAAGTATATTGAGGCCGCTAGACTATCTATGTGCTTTATGAATGAAATGTTTCGCTTAGTGGTACCCTATTTTCAGAAGAATCTCATTCTCATTGGTGCTGATACTGGAGACGGTAAATCAACTACGGTTGCAAATATTATTTATTCGACTATTACAACGCCAAATCCAGCTACGGGTAAATTAGGTCGAGCATTGGTACTCTCGAACGAGGAAGCGCCAGAAGACTTTTACAATCGTATTACAGCCGTTCATATGGGCTTAAAATACACTAACCACAATTTGATTACCGATGAAGAAAAAGAAACATATGCCAAATTCATTCCTCTATGGTGTAAAGATGACAGACTTTCAATCATTGGCGATACCTATCAAGGAATCTCTGGTTGGACTACGACCCTCGAAGGAATCGAGAAGATTTTTACCAACTTGATTGAGAGTGGTAATGCCCCAGATGTAGTTATTCTAGATTACTACCAGAACGTAAAACGCTCAAAAAATGATCCAGAATTAGATCAATATAAGACTCAGGCAATGTTTGCTGCATTCCTAGATAAAATGAAATTAGTTTATCCAGGACCAATCGTTGTTATGGCTCAAATGAAGCGCCTTACCGGTGATGATGACACGACCCCTTTTAACGTTCGATTAAAGGGAAGTAAGGAGATTTGCGATAAGGCTACATTCATTGCAGAGATCACTCCAGAACGTAAATTGCTTCGTAGTAAATGGAAAATATGGAAAAGTCGTTTTAATGACTCTGCAGGAGAAGACTTCCATGTTGGGTACGACCGTGGTAAATTTGTACCGTATGATGAGGCATTCCAAGCAAGCGTTGCAAAAATAGTGCAGAAAAATCTGGAAGCACATTATGGAAGCGATCTGGGACTTAATAAAAAAGACGAGAAGGATGAAGAATAGAGCGATATGGCTTTTATTACATTGACTCAAAATAAAATCGCTGAAGTGGACGAAGAAGATCTACCAAAACTTCTTAAACATAAATGGATTTATAGCACTAAAAATAAAAAATTTCAAGGATATGCTCAAAGCAATAGAAGTACGGGAAGTATCTATATGCATAGATTGATAACAAATTGTCCATCGGATAAAATTGTAGACCATAAAGATGGAAACACCCTAAACAACAAAAAAGAAAATTTAAGAATTTGTACTCAAAAAGAAAATATGAGAAATTCAAAAACCAAAAGTGACAATAAATCTGGTTATAAGGGTGTACATTTACATAAATTAACAGGAAAATGGAGATCACAAATTACGGTTAATGGGAAAACAATATCTTTAGGGCTATTTGACGACCCCAAAGAAGCGGCTGAAGCAAGAAAAAATGCCGCTAAGATGTATCACGGAGAATTTTATAAATGAGAGGTGATTTATTTGTATAGTATGCATACTGTGGGAAAAAGACAAGCTAACAAATAAAGAAGCTAGACAGGCTTTGTTCGAAATGGTTCTAGAAAATACGGCCAGTGAACAACATATTGAGGAAGCTTATGTTAAATTTAGTGGAAAAGAGGAGAAAGAAAATGGAATACAAGACTAGACAAGAACTAAATGAATTATCGCTTAAGGCTTTTGGAGCATCGTCCAAATGGCAGAAGCTAGTAAACAATGGACGCCCAGAGCTTTATGAGCGTGATCGAGAAGTGGTTATTCCTGGTGCAAATGGATTATCCAAGAAGGTATTCAAAGACCAAAAACTTGTTCTTAAGCGTTTTACGGTTGAAGAAATTAAAAAACATATGATGCAAATTCTAGAAGATCGTCATACACAAGAAAAAATCGCAAAAGAAGCTTTGGCAGCTGCTGCGGCAGAAGATACTACACCACAACAAGGGTAAGTATGAACGAGAAGACACAAGATTTTTTTAAATTGCTATTCAATGCAAATGAAAATGTTTGTGTTCAGGATTCTCAATTCGCCACGCATTCTGTTCCATTGGAAGAAATACTGTCCGGCAATAAGATTAAGCTTATAGCGACAGATCCAAAGTATAACAGGGAAGTGAATAGCGATAAGATAATACTTGCTGCTTTAAATCCAATTAAAGGATCTAGGCTTGATAGCAATGTCACAAATTACAGATCGTTTCTAATAGAGCTTGATGTGGGTACTTTAAAAGAGCAAATAAATACTATTAAGCATTTAAAGATGCCTTTTACTGCCCAGGTATTCAGTGGTAACAAGTCTATCCATACGGTAATTACTCTCGATGAGGATCTAAAAAGCGAAGCCCAATACAGGCTCCTGGCGAAATGGATTTTTGCAATCATCACTACCGCAGATGATCATTGCGAAAATCCGTCTAGGTGCGTCAGGATCCCAGAGGCTTACCGGGAGCCTGGCAAGAAGCAGAGATTGGTCGAATTACGCAAGAGAGTTACCCATGCCGAATTCTTTGCATGGCTCAATAAATGGTCGCATTTAGCCCCCAAACCCAAAGAGAAGAAGGTTATTCCCGAAGGTGAAGGCGACTATGACAAGCTTTCTACATGGGCTAAATACCAACTCAAGAACGGCATAGTCTTTAAGAATGGTCGAAACCAGACTTGGTTTGCATTAGCCTACGATTTCGCTTTAGCTGGATACTCAGAAGATCATGCTACGGCAGAATTAAGCAAGCATTACCAAGAAGAAAGAGACTTTAAGGAACGTGAATGGCTAGGCGCTATAGCAAGCGCATTCGTTCGCGTTTATGAAAAGTAAATATTATGAAATGGACCAAAAATTCTGTTGCCAGAGAAGCAAAGAAATATCGTACCGTATCGCAGTTTTTTCGCCATAATAGGAAAGCGTATAGTGCGGCATATAATTTGGGCATCTACAAGAATGTTACCAAGCATATGACAAGAAAAACCTTATCTGGTAAAAATAACCCTAGATTTAAATGGACTTTAAACAAAATAAAAAAAGAAGCATCTAAATATTTTATTAGAAGCGATTTTTGTAAAAAATCTAAAGGTGCATATGCAGCAGCACTTAAAATGGGAATTCTTGATAGGGTTTGTGTTCATATGCCTAAAAATGCAAGTATTGGAAGAATTCCCAATAATAAAAAATGGAATAGGGACTCTTTAACAAAAGAGGCAAAGAAATACAAAACTAGGAGTAAGTTTTGGAAGTTTAGTGGAGCAGCATGTTTTGTGGCGACTAAAATGGGTATCTTGAATGAAATTTGTGTTCATATGCCTAAAAATAAATCCATCCTTTTTGGAGAAAACAATCCATTTTTTAAATGGACCGATGAGATGTTAATGCTAGAAGGATCAAAATACAAAACAAGATCAGATTTTTATAAATTTAGTAGCAGCGCATATGTAATATCTGCCCGCAGAGGATTTTTGGATAAAGTTTGTAATCACATGAAATATTCTGGAATAACATCTTCTTCCGAAAGAGATATTATGGCCGAAATAAAGAAAACATATCCAGACGCAAAATTATTTAGAGACAGAAAGGTTAAAATAAAAAATAAGCCTCACATAAAAGGTTTCGATATAGATATATTTATTCCATCTTTACATAAAGGTATTGAATTCGATGGAACATATTATCACAGTTTTGAATATATGAGAGCTAGTGAAAACAAAATTTTATGGTCCAATAAAGATATTAAAAATTACCATAAAATCAAGGACTTATATTTTAAATCTAAAGGTATTGACATTTTACACATAAAAGAGGAGAATTGGATTAACGATAAGAAAAAATGCTTACAGAAAATTTTTGATTTTTTAAAGGTAACCAATGGTCCGTGATGATGAACTTAACAGACTCATACGATATGCCCAGGGTATGGGGCTTAAAGTTCGCTTTAAACCATATATTCGTGGCGGAGATCGTGCCGAATGGATTACGGACGGTTCTGAAATTACTATATACGTTACTAATCGATGTTCTAAACTAGAGAAAATTTTAAGCTTAATTCATGAAATTTCTCACCACAAGGCTTTCATTGATAATGAACGATCCATAGAACAGAAAGTAGATGAGGCTCTAGACAAAGATACTCACACTAAGCTTCATCGCAAACACATTTACGATATGGAATACAATGATTCTCTATATTGGGAACAAATTTACAAAGATACAAACTGCCAATTTGGACTAGATAGACTAGAAATGCAAAGACAATACGATGTTTGGGTTTACCGACACTACTACGAAACTGGCGTATGGCCTACCTGGAATGAAAAGATTGATAAAAAAAGAGAATTTAAAAAGCAATACTTAAAATAGTCCTTGAATAAAGTACTGTATAGTGGTAATATAGTACTATGAGTGAAGAACATAAATTTTTAGAAATAGAGTGTAAATATAGTGCAGATGATATTGACCGTATTGCATTTAAAGATTTGGCCAAAAGTCTAGGCCCTAACAAATTTATATATGTAGAGTCTAAGGATGTATACTATGTTAGGCAAGAAAATGAATTTCTAAGATATAGAATGGCGTCAGAAAATAGATTGGCTGGAGAAGACGAATATCGGTCCGAACTTACTTTTAAAAAGAAACATATCAATCAAAACAATTGGATTCGTACAGAAGTAAATTTAAGAGTAGACAAAAATACTCCAGAATTAGTAATGGCTTTTTGTGAAGGCCTGGGATATAGTAAAAATTTTAGTATTGATAAGGCTTGCGATATTTATTTTTTTGATGATGCGGATATTGTTTATTATTCTGTAAAAGACGAAGATGGTAAATATTCCTATTATCTTGAAATAGAGGCTGATGAGACTATCGGAATGACACCAGATAAGGCATGGGAAGTTATTTTAAAATATGAAAAATTACTTTCTCCATTAGGCATTACTGCTCAAAAAAGAAAGCGCTTAAGTCTTTTTGAAATGTATAAGAAAAACAAATGAAAGTAATAGAATTAACTAGAGAAATGATTACGTTTGTAGACGATGAAGATTTTGACAAACTAAGTCATTATAAATGGTCTTCTAGGCCTGACAGAAGTGGGAATTGCTATGCCCAAAGAGCAAAATATTTGGGAAAGATTAATGGTAAATATAGATCTACTACAATACAAATGCATCGAGAAATATTACAAATTCAAGATCCAAAAATAAAAATAGATCATAAAAACGGAAATACTTTAGATAATACAAAAAATAATTTACGCATAGCAACAGCAAGAGAAAATAATACAAACTTACATGCCCTAAAAAGAAATAATACTAGTGGATATAGGGGCGTAATAAAAAGAAAAGACGGTAAAAATGTTTTATGGAGATCCAGAATAAATTTACCAAATGGAAAAAAGAAAAGCTTAGGTCAATTTACGACCCCCGAAGAGGCGGCGAGGGCTTATGATAGAGCAGCTAAAGAAATATACGGTAAGTTTTGTGGAAAATTAAATTTTGAAGGAGAATCATGAAATACCTACTTTTGTTAACGTTTACTTTAGGTGGTTGTGGGATTGATATTCACTCCGATCCAGTTAAAGTGGATCCAATCCAGGTACAGGTATCAACCACAATCAATTATTCTTTGGCACAGGAATACTGTTCGAATCAGTGTGCTGGAAACCAAGCCTGTACGACTAGCTGCTATGACCAATTCCTCGCTGTTCTTGCTGCCGCAAGTTCTGAACCTATCGCTACTCCAACGCCTTCCCCTACACCTTAATATGCCTTACCGCAAGTGTAGAAATCCACACCCTATCCCAGAAGGTGAAGAGCCTATTACCGAGGCGCAGATCGTCGCTTTGGCTATGGAGTGTTTCGCTTGGGACCGCAAAAAGGTGAAATCCTGGTATCTCAAGGAAAACCCAAGATTAAAAAAAGCGCGCCCCTCCGAACTTGTTGATCGCGGTCAAGGGCATCTTGTGGTAGAATTTTTAAAACTTAAGAAGGAAGAGCGACTTCATAACGAGATGATTGCCCAAAAGAGGAAGGAGAACAAGTCTTGAAATACGACTTTGGATTCGGAACAACTCCTGGTATTGCGGAAATCTTTTTAAAGAATTGTCCTTCCTTGAATACTTTTCGCATTCCATTCGATAATATGCAGTATCCTGCGCACACGGGGCTTCCAGAGTTAATAGAAAAAGTCAAAGACTTTCTTTTACCTGATTATGGAAAATATGAATATATCTTGATTACACATGGAGCAACACATGCCCTTTCTGCAGCTCTTAATGCTTATAAAAATGCAGATTTTAGAATAGATACCGCTTCCACAAATAATCTGTATTATAGATTTTATCCACAAACCATAAAAGATGCTGGTCTTGAACACGAAATAGAAAGTTTCTTTACTAGCAATAATATCGTAAGAATTATCGATAGCCCCTCGAATCCAAGGGGCACAATAAGTCTTAATTGTATTTCAGATAACACCATATTCGATTCCGTATACGCCTCCAGAACATACTGTCAAAATAAAATACCAAATATGCCTGCCCATGAAGTTATGGTTGGCGGAATAAATAAGCTTTCTGGACTCACAGGTATTCGTTTGGGGTGGCTAGCAACCAATAGTAAAACTCTTTATGATTTGGCGTATAGATACCTAGAAGGCAATGTATGCGGCGTTAGCGTACCATCCCAAATAATTGCAATAGATATGTTGGGTAATGCCGATTGGGATTCATTCTATTGTCAATCTAGTTCACTATTAGATCTAAATAGAGAAGCTTTAAGTAAGATATCTTATCTGTTTGGAAATCAAAAAATTCCAGAGAATGGCATGTTCGCATTTTATGAAGTGGACCAAAAACTATTGGATCTATTCAGTAAGTCCAATGTCTCTTTTACCCCAGGGAATCTAATGGGCGGCTCACCCTTAACAGTAAGGATCAATCTTGCCAAAACAACAAAAGAGACGGTTGAGATGATTGCAAGCATATTAAGGGCCGATAGGATAGCCTAAAAGGAAAAATATGAGTTGGTATAAAGATAGAAGTTTTCCAGAATTAAAGAGAGATGTAGACAATGGTCCCAGCGAAATTCTAGCCGTTATTCCTAATCCAAAACAATTAGATGCCGTGATTAAAGCCCACAACGATGAAGTTCTAGCGCTGTTAAATTTGGCAGAAGAATGGCGAGACTCTTATAACCAAGAAACCAGACGTTTAAAGATTGAGAATATTCAACTTAAGCAAAGACTGGAAGATGTTGAATCTGATTTGGAAGATCTAAAGTACAATCAAAGAACCAAAGATTAATAAACCTATGTCAAATATAGAACTTACCGACAATGGTTGGTTGTTATTAGGATTCATCGTAATGATCCTACTTTGGTTTTTATTTGGGGATTAATCTAATCCAGAAGCATCTAGGATCGCAATCACAGAAGCTTTATCTGAAGAATTGAATGCAACACCAGAATAGTCTTGAATCATAGACTTTGCTGTCTTTAAGCTTCCATTCCAAAGTAAACGCTCAATCATCTGAAGGCTATAATTACAGAGCCTGTTCCTGTTCCAGAAACGCCGCCCCAAGATAAAATATGTTTATAACTCTTGTGTGAAGGAGGTATTTGGAGTAGATTGGCTATATAACATTTGGGTGAAAAAATTGAATAAGACCGTAGTAGGTGGGATAGCAAGTATTATGTCAGGATACTTTGGGATAAAGCATCCGTTCTGTCAAGTTGCCATCTGGAATGGGGAGTATTAGCCTACTTTTTTAATACAAATAACACAGATTGCAACCGAAGTTAACGTCCCACCTTGCCAAGTTCTGGAGCTATTGGGTCTGATATCTATAAAATCTCCAGCATTTAATTGGATATCAAAATTGGGAGCCTGTCCTCCTCCATTACCATCGTTACCAATTGATGCGAATGCTGCACCATTTTTATATACTGAATAGTATCCGCTTGTAGTTGAAACAAACAAACCACCAATGTTATAAAGTCCGCTAATTGGGGCAGTGAATTTCCAAGTACCCGTTCCAGCTGCAGAAGCAGTCACTGAGGCAGTAGTGTCGAATATTTTAGTATCAAAATTGATAGTCTGAGTAGGTGATCCAGTCCCATTTGCGCTTGCGTAATAACTCGCAGCTACAGTAGTTTTCGCGTTGAGAGCGGAAGAGGCACCTCCAATTAGGGAGATGTCCATAGAACCTACCGTAACACCTGCGGAAGAGGTAACGGCAACTAGAGCCAATGTATCTCCAGCATTACATTTTATCATCCTAGTACCGGCACAATTCGCAGTGCTAGTAGCATTAGCTACAAGAGAGTTATTCGAAGTTCCGAATGCATACGCGCCGTTCTTTTGTACGCTTAGATTTGAATTGGAAGCAGTTATTGTGCCAAATACAATTTCCATATTGTAGTAGCCAGATACTGGGCAAGTATATAAACCAGTTGAGGTATTATAAGCACCATTGCTATCACTAACTACATTCGTAAAGACTACGGGATTACCGGCAGTAATCGAACTGCCAGACACCGTATTTACAATTGCGGCAACCGTTTGTCCACTAGATCCCGCAGATGTTTGAGAGCCGTTGATCAAGAAGATAGAAACATAAGTAAATAGAGGAGCTGCACCACCACCAAATGTAGCGGTCGTATTAGGTCTAAAATCAATGAAATCTCCAGCGTTCATGGCGATTATTGTAGATCCAGTAACACCTGAATCTGCCCCAGATCCTGTACCATATCCCCCGCTAATTTGTGCGTACGAAGAACCGTTTTTATATATATTTACATTACCAGTAGTGCCAGTAAGGTAATCAACGATTACAGAGACATTATAGTCTCCAGCTACGGGAGCCGTAAATTTCCAAGCACCTGCTCCAGTGGTAACTGCAGCATTTGTATCTACCAATTTTGTATCGAAATTGATTTGTACGTTTGATCCTGGAGATTGATTAGCAGACATGTAATAGCTAGCAATAACGGCACCACTTGAACTAGCAGTAGAAGTACTGTTGTTTGGTCCAACCTGAACATTATCAAATTTGAAAGTCCAACCCGTTGCGTTGGCGTTCATAGTTGGAGAAAAAACTATTAATGCATAAGAAGTACTGTTTGATGCAGCTTGAAATGAGGCCGTAAAAGTAAAATTATTTGAACCATTTCCAGTTACGAATTTTGGAGTAATAGGAATTAAAACGGCATTTGTTTTATCCCAAATTGCAAATTCTACATCTGAATCGCTTCCTACACTTCCAGAAGAAGCTACGAAAGTAGAACTAGCATTGTAGTTCGCGCTAATATTTAATACTTGCGCTTCATAAGCTGAATCGATGGTGAAATCGTAAGCAACACCTTCACCACCAACTGCCTTGCTGTTGGTTTGAACTAAAGTATAACTATTAGCGCCGACCAATGGAGAAGATGAAGAAGTTGCGAAGGCTAAATTTGCCAATGCTACAGTTGTGTCATTGATAGGAACTAATGGATAGGAAGTGTGAGTTCCAGAGCCAGCACTTGAAGTGTTTACTGCAGCTCCGCCTAAAGTAGCAGATACTTGGAAAGTAGATCCACTTGGAATAGAGCTAATAAAATAGATCGTGCTTGCGGTTAATCCGGTTGGAAGTGCGCCAGTAGTAGTAAAGGAAATTGGCATTCCCACGTACATACCGGTTGTCGATGTGACACTAAAAACGGCAGGAGATGCGTTGGTTATAGTAACAGCTTGTTGCCAATTAACTGTATGCCATCCTTGAGTTCCCGCTTCTGCTGTACCATAAGTGATATAGTTAATTCCAGTTCCAGAAGAAGTAGAAGCAGTAGAAAGAACTGCCCAAGTTCCATTTGCAGTGCCGTTAGTTTGTAATTTCACAACTAAAGATGTGTGGGGAGCCAAAATGTTGTAATTTACACCCGATGCATCTGTAAAAGCGGACGCATCTTGAAATTGAATTGTTAGGACCGAAGAGGATTCATTGTAAATCTCAAATTTTTGTCCTACAACCATCGTAGTCGCACTTGGCAAAACCACAGTCTGAGTGGAAGAACCAGTAAAAACTTGAATTTGTTTGCCCAATGTGGCGCTAGCAGAAGTGCTTCCTACCAATGTAGTCGTACCTGCAGCCGTTGCGGTTGTATTGATCTGCTCTACGAGACCCCCACTTTGAAAATTTGCCATAATTAATCTCCTAAAGATCTTATATCATATAAGATTACGGTTATTGAGCAGACGCCACCTGATAAGCTATCCTATAATTAGCTGTATCTACTGGAGCGTTCCAAGTAACTGTAAACGTTGAGTTTGTTTTATTCGTGACCGTAACTGGTTGAAATTGTGGAGTAATATCCGTAAGATTGACCAATTCCGCTACAACCACATAGGTTGTACTGGTTAGAGGGATAGGAATTGTAATTGTGGTAGTGGTATCGCCCATAGATAATACGGCTTCTCCGACTTGTTCTTGGGAGATTCCAGGGGGCACAATGTAGTCTAGGAGGTAATTTGCGGTATCTAAGGGACCGTTCCAGCTTGCGGTAAAGCCCGTTGGAGTCCTATTTGTGATCGTAACTGGAATGTATTCTGGAGTTGGATCAGTAGTATTGGCTACTTGGGCTAAAACAACGTAATTTGTACCCGCTTGAGGTGTAGGGAAAGTCACTGTTTCGCTTGTAGTACCAATGGTGAGTGGAACTTCTTGAGCAACTCCACCGCCTCCACCGCCGCCACCTCCGCCGCCTGAAGCGAATTGGAAAATAGCATTTTGGCTGATATTTGCAATTGTACCGGCATTATTATGGATAGTAACATATGCAAATGGTAAGGTGTTTGCAGTAGGACTTGGAACAATTGCTCCGGCTAAAGTAGCACTTGGAGCACCCATCTTAACGACGATATTGTTGCTCGTGTCTAATGCCAAGAGAGCTTGGGCGTAATCACCAGATGGCAGAGTTAAAACGTATGTTTGACCAGTAGAAGTACTGATTGTTCCGCCGCTAGCAGCAGGGAAAGTGACTGTTCCAGAGGTTAAAAAAGGAATGATGTTATTTACAAAAGAAACACTTCTTTGTCTATTTGATTCCGGATTAGAGACTATGGTCGGGCCAACATTTACAACTAGACTCGCGGGGTTACTAGCATCTACTTTAAGAGGAGGAGTAAGATCGGAATTTATAGACTGGAGTAAAATATCAAGAGTTTGCTCTGCAACGTATGGAAATAGTTGCTGCAAAATTCCTCTAAATTCACTCTGTCTTACGTCTAAATTTTTTCCCATATTATACTCTATATATCACATTAATTGTTTGCAATTGCCATCCAGCTTAAAACGTAGTTGGCCGTTGGCGTGGGAGCGTTCCATGACGCCGTAAATCCGGTTGTAGCCTGAGCTGTAATTGTAACCGGGATATATTCTGGATTTGTATCTGTAATGTTAATCATGGTTGCTGTAACCGCATAGTTAGTATTTGCATATGCAGTACTAAAAGTAACCGCTTTACTTGTTGTGCTAACAGAAAGTGTCGCCTTACCAGCAAAAATCCCTAAAGCTGTTAAACTTGAACTTCCACCCGAAGTAGTACTATATGCTGAATCCCAAGTACCAGCCGAAGTTCCTACTGTAATTACAGTAACGACCGTTTGAGAACCCGCAGCCATGGTTTGGATTAATCCGCCACCGTTAGCATTTACTGTCACTACGCCAGTAGATCGGTTGGTGATTAAGAAGGCCTGTCCCGCTGTTAAAGTTGTAGCATTTGGAAGGACTACAGTTTGAGTGGTTGTTCCTGTGAATTGTTGCGTATAGGTACTTGCTGCGGTTAATGTGGTAGTACTGGCTGCAGTGGTAGTTGTAGTTACGCCTTCAATAATATTATTTACTTGCACGTTAGCATTCGCATCACGAATCATGACAGATGAGGCCGTTGCAGTAGTTAATGTCGAAACAGCCGTAGGAGTAGCCGAACTACCAGTTACGTTACCAATAACACTATTGGCAGCTAAATTTGCCAACATTGCCAAAGTAACCGCACTATTTGCAATGGTAGTTGTAATACCAGTTGTTCCAGAACCAGTGACTGCTCCAGATAGAGTAATGGTTTGATTGGCAGTTAGATAAGCTACATTTGATGCTGCTGTAACTAAGCCTTTTCCATTTACAGTTACGTTATTGAACGTACCGATATTAGAATTGACCGTAGCCAAGGTGATTACTGAACCTGAAGTTGTGGCATCGCCGCTTAATGCTGATGCACCGGTTACCAAGCCCTTTGCGTTTACGGTAACTGATGCAAATGTCCCAATATTAGAATTTACAGTAGCAAGAATTAAGGGAATTGATCCGCCAGAGCCAGAGCCAGTGGCATCTCCAGTGGCGGTAATAGCAGGAAGATCGGCAGCGACGATCGCCGTTCCTGCTCCTATACCGTTTAGATTTTTTAAGAAATTTGACATAACTACCTTTGCCTAAAATACTTCGTTAAATAGGATATATCATTGTCCTATCAATTAGTTCACCAATACTGGGATTGGGTGAACGTCGATAATATTTGCGGTAACGGTCGCGCTTCTGATCATCAACATACCAATTCTGGTAATCGCTGTGCCTGCAGAACTTGGTGGAGTTACTGAAATGGCACCACTTGCAGCCAAGAAAACTGGGGCACCATCTGTTCCTGAAGCAAAAGCTGTATCCGCTGAACTTAAAGCGAAAGATCCCAAAGTAGTTACCGAGATATTTCCACCTGCAGAAATTGTAGTTGCAGAAGAAGCCATACCTATTACATAAAACAAGTTAAAAGAACTTGTGGTAGTATCGGCAGCATAAACTCGTCCAGCAGTTTCACCATTTGCAGTGATACCCCAACGAACTGCATATGAAGTATTTGCAGTGAAGGTCTGACCGGCAACTAAGGTGCGTTTTAATGCAGGGGCCTGTGCTACTGCAGCAGCAGATCCGCCACCACCAGTGATGGTAACTTGGTCGAATGCGCCAGTACCCAATTGAGTTGCGCCAACTCCGCCTGCTTTAATTTCGATGGTAGAACCAGAACCTGATTGATCGAGAGTTACACCATCGGTAACGGTTCCCAATTTAGCAGCTGTTACGGAAGCAGTGGCTAACTGAGTAGATCCGATAATTCCTGCAGATAAATCAGCAGAAACAATTGATCTGAAAGTAGGTTGTGCCGCAGAACCAGTAGAAGGACCTGCGAAGATCAGGTTTGCGTTTTGATTAATCAGAGTGTTGGTCAATGTTCCAGAAGAAGTCACTGGAGATCCGCTAACCGAGAAGATCGGAGTTGCAGAACCGTCAGCGAAAGCTACTGAACTAACAGTACCAGAAGTTGCAGGAGGTGCCCATGCTGGTAATCCAGCAACAACTGTCAATACGTTACCGGTAGAACCAATTGCTAATCTGGCTGGAGCAGGAGTCGCATTTTCGAAAATGATATCACCAGCAGTAGTAAGGGGAGAAATATTCTTAAATGCAGTAGCAGCACTTGCAACATCGCTCAAGTTATTTGCAATTTGAAGATCGAGGGCAGCATGACCGGCAGCAGATAAGTTGCTACCAGAGATTGCTCCGGTTGCAGCAACAGTTGAGCTTGCGATGATCGCGGCGAAGTTCGCGGTACCAGTGAAAGTTGGAGCGGCACTGAATACTACGTTACCTGTACCAGTTGTTCCAGAAACGGTTGTTCCTTGGATCGCAGATACTGTAGTCGCTTTAGATTGTGATCCAGAAGCGGCTGTAGTAGTTACGTCACCAGTTAATTGATTGATTGCATTTACAGTTACTGCACCGACCGCACCGTTAACTGAAGTTACGCCATCAGCAGAAGGAGCGCGTTGGTATTTAGAAATTGTTCCAGAGTAAATGATCAAATCACCAACGTAGAACACGGTCATACTTGGATCTGTTAATCCAGAAATTGCTCCGGTATGGGCAACACTTACACGATAAACGAAACCGTTTGTTCCAGAGCCGTCAGCAAGGGTTGGAGTGTTTGTAGAAGGATCCCAAGCTTGTTGGTATTCCATTACAACAGAAGGTAATTGAGAAACTGGGATCTTACCTGAAGAATCGAGAGTTGCGATACCGATTGCGGCTCCAGAAGTAGCGACTCCTAATTGGTCGTAACGAAGAGCTTCGCCATTTGCAATTGGATTTGGCAATCCAGTGATTTGGTTTCCGCCCATAGCGATAGAACCAGACATTGTTCCACCGGCAAGTGGTAAGTAGATCGCAGAAAGTGAAGGGATATCAGTAGAAACCAATCCTCTGAAGGTCGGAGTAGCAGCAGAACCGGAAGTAGGACCTGCCCATACAGCATTTGCA